ACCTGAGGACTTCCGGGGATGGCCTGTGAATCGAACCGCGTTAGCGGTCGGAAACAGGAAAAGCGGGCCGTGAGGCACCGAAGCTCGGCCCTTTAGGGCCGAGAGTAGTCACGCCGTAAAAATTGGAATGTCTAATGACCCGCAAAAGCGCCTAACTCAGATTAATCACGCATCGGGACAACGAAGAATAAGGCCGATATCGCCCTCGTCGGCGCGCTAGGCGCGATGGCAAATTAACGGAATAATGTCAAGCTAAAAGGATCACAAACCATGTTTTTCGACATCAAAAACAGATGGTCAGGTCAAGTTCAGTTCTCGGCTGAAATCGACTGCGACATTAACGCCGAGACTGGAATTAAGGTTGGGCTAGCGGTTAAGTTGGCTGTCAAGACAGGTGCCAGCCTCGTCGGTGCCAACCTCGTCGGTGCCAATCTCGCCCGTGCCAGCCTCGCCCGTGCCAACCTCGACGGTGCCAACCTCGTCGGTGCCAACCTCGACGGTGCCAACCTCGTCGGTGCCAACCTCGTCGGGGCCAACCTCGTCGGTGCCAACCTCGCCCGTGCCAGCCTCGACGGTGCCAACCTCGCCCGTGCCAGCCTCGACGGTGCCAACCTCGACAACGACGAAAAGCTGATTGGGGAAAACCCCATTTGGATGGCAGGGCCAATGGGTTCGAGAAACGCATATCTGGCGGTACATCGGACAGACCAGGGATTGCGAGTTCGGGCCGGTTGCTTCTTTGGGGCTGCCGGTGGGTTTTTAGAGGCCGTTGCGCGAACCCACGGGGACAATCGACATGCGGTCAATTACCGTGCTGCGATTGATGCCGCTCGGGTTATTTTGGGAAGCGCCGAGGCTGGCGCAGACTGAGGGGATGAAGAATGAGTGATCTGGAAAAGGCAAAGGCCGTGGTCGCTAAAATTCAGCAACGGGCGTCCGACACGCTGCACCCACTATCACGAGAGATGAAGATCATGAAGTGGGCACCTGAGTATCAGATCATCATGTGGAAGGCCGTTGCTGAAGAAGCTATGCGCCGCGCCGTCATATCATCGAAATCCCCCAAATGAGCGGGCCGGAGCTTGAGCCGTGCGCTATTGGGATAAGGCTGGATGGGTGAATGAGCAATCTATCGGGTGAAAAACCCCGGCTTTCCTAAACTGTTAACCGGAGGCAAAAATCATGCCAGATGAATTTCCTATCGGCACGGAATACATTACGCGCGGAAAACACCCGCGAAAATGCCGCGTTATCGACATTTGGAAAACCTACAATTCCTCCGGCGAGATTGTCCATACGCGGTATGTCTCGGAGCATGAGTTCTGCGGCCAAATGGTGCAGGAACGCGACGTCGTGCGGACCACGATCGAGATAGGACTGGTGACGCCATGACTCAGCAACTCCCTTATCCGCGCCATCAGAGATGGTAAATAACGTATTGACTACATGACGCGAGCTTTGTAGATTGTTGGTGACCGATGGAAGCTCGGGACGAGCGCCAGAATGATAATCTGGAGGATGGCAGATATGCCGAGGTTAAACTCCTCCCATCGGTAGCAAATTCCCCGAAAGGGGTTAGGATTCGGTGTGCAACATTGCGCGAATGGTAATCAGGTTGTGGAGAATCGGGCTGGGTTGAGGTTGGTGGTTCAAATCCATCCGCCCCCACCATTTCCGAGTGTCGAAAGGCATGAAGTAAAACGAGGCGTCGAGACCACGCCTATCCACAACACGGCGGGACAATCCCGCCACACCGAGACAGTTAGGCGGCGGCACGGAAGGACGTGCGAGGCACTAGGATGACGTCAGTGGAGAAGCTTGAAGTATCCATGGGATCATCCAGCTTGTGCCAAGCCATGCCCGCCTAATTTCTCCCAAGCGTTACTAGCCATAGCGCGGGAGATGATGGTAATGGCTAGTGCTGCTGCGTTGCTCCGGGCGCAGATTAAGATAGCATTTGCTGAGTATCGGCGGATGTACCGGAGCGATTTTAGGATGAAGACTGAAGTGACTATGCCGCGTTTTTCAGATGTTAGGCCGGGTTCCGCCGAATGCCGAGCGCAACGAAACCCCGCCGATGAAGACCAAATACGCCTAATGGCAAAGGCCATCCATCGTGACCGTGGCCTAGTCCTTCTCGATCTTGCCAAAATCCCCAACGACATTGACCGCGCATTTGTCGAACGCATTGCAATCGAACAAGGCGTTTAGAATAGTCGTCATTGCGACAATCCAAAAATAAGTTTAAAGTCCCCATTGCCGTGTCTGGCAAATCTGGTGGGGGTTCTATGCTGGCGCTACAACAGAAGGTGGTTTCCGCACGTCGGGCCAGGGAAATCTATTTCACCGAGAGAATGGAGCCAGCCGATTGGCAGGCCCGCAACTATCCAGAAATTGGCCGCGTTCGCAAGGTTAACTCACGGCTATTGGAATCACTTTCCCCTGATCAGCTAACGGCCTGGGACCAGATCGCAGAAGCTTGGATGCATATCCACATTGGTCGGTCAGTCGGGATTGCGCAGTATGAGGATTACGTCCCGAGCGGCCAGGGCGGCGAGGGCATTACCGACCGCGTGATCCGGCTTTACCGAAACTATGAAGCATGGCGCAATATGTGCGAGGCCATGGACTTCGACGCGGCGGCGGCTATCGACATCCTTTGCAGAGGCTATAGCCTGCGCTCTGTCGCCAAACAGAGAATGCGGGACACTCACTGGCCGATGGAAAATCTCAAGAATTGCTTAGACCTGTATTTTTGTCGTTGACAGCCAACCGCATTTATGGTTTAAATTAACTAGGATGTGAGGTTTATGACTGCGCCGGGAGATTCCCCCTTCCAGGCGCTCGGGGCGCAGAGGTTTCATCCCTCCGCTTAATCGGCTAACGAGGCCAGCCCTGACACATTCCCAGAATAGCCAGAATGTGGGTTTTTCTCTCGCTGGCAGAGCCCGCGCCTTTCTCAGAAGTGAGAAGCGCGGGCCAACGATACCTAACCCGTCTGTGGCAAATGACCATGGGCGATAGCTCGGCAGCCCGAGGGATGTTGAGCGACTAATTAGATGCCCTTACAGGTGGGAACAGCTGCCCCACGCACCAGCCGGCAACGGCGGGTAATTAAGAGCCGCAAGGCTCCCAAGAGATCGCGCTTTGCAACGCGGTAAGCTTCGAACAATGTAGTTCAGTTGGTAGAACTGCGCTCCCTCATGGCTAAGGGCCAAAACGCCGGGAACAAAGCGTAAGCCGATGGTTCGAGTCCATCCGTTGTTCGTTTAGGGTGCTCCGCCTATCGCCCGGTAGGACTTGCAAGGAAACGCCGGGATGAAGCGGTTTGCATGGGCTCATGCTCATGCTTGGGTGTCAGCCTAACAAGCGGCCTCTCAATTCAGACAACCCATGGGCCGCGCCCATCGGGTAAGGGGCGGCACCCGGAAGGGACCGTAATCGGAATTTAAGCCGCCCCTCCAAATTCGCCGCCCTAGCTCAACGGCAGAGCAATAGTGGCAATCTGGCTCATGATGCGGATTGGTTCAGGGTGAAGGCCAACTCATGAGCTTCGGCCAAAGCCAGATGGCTGGCTGACTTCGCCGTTTTTCCGTCGTGGCATCCTTCCCATGTCCTAACTACGCGCTTCACCCCCTTGGCCCTATCGGAAATCATGGATACATGAGTAACTCCGTCGGCTACCTCAAGTACCGCGATCCGAACATATTTTCCTTTGCACGACGATGGCATTTTGGCGGCGGATTTCTGTACGATGTAGGCCATAATCTTTACTCCGGTTTGTGAGGGCTATTCCCTCTTGATGTACCCATTATAGGCGTTTTTCCGATGGCGTCAACGGAAAATTAGCGTAACGCCTATAAAATAATTTAGCCCATGGCCTCCGCGATGCGCGCCATCGGGCAATGCGGCCTAAATGGCCGCACCTCCAAATTCAGCCGGGTTAGCTCAGTCGGCTTAGAGCGCCGGTTTTGTAAACCGGATGTCGCGGGTTCAATCCCTGCACCCGGAACCAAGTCGCCGAAGGGAATTTCTCGGCTGGCCTCTGTGAAGGGCCGGAGCACACCAAGCGGCCATGCGCGCCGGTCCCTTTCGGCAAGCTCATAACCCGGTAATGGCCGCGACTTCGCCGGATCATCGCTGCCGAACTGGAATGAGCCAGGGACGCGGCGACCGGCGATATGGGGCAGAGGATTTCGGGAAATGGCGAAGTCAAAGGATATTGATCCTAAACCGCGAGGTCGGCCAAGCACATATAATCATGATATTGCCATTGAAATTCTCGGTCTCATTGAGAGCGGAGACGGCCTTAACAAAATTTGCAAAGATGAGCGGTTCCCCCCGGAAAGTACTGTACGCCGTTGGGTGACGGATGACGTGAATGGATTTGCTGCGAAATATGCGCGTGCGCGAGACATTCGTGCAGATGTATTAGCAGAGCAAGTGATTGATATTGCCGATACCGAGCTTGATCCTGCCATTGCTAAAGTCCGCATTGACGCCCGCAAATGGTATGCAGGGAAGGTGGCCGCTAGATATAGCGACAAGCTCACAACCGTAGTGACTGGCCCGAATGGTGGCCCCGTCCAGCATCTTGATGTGAGCACGATGAGCGATGACGACTTGCGAAAACTCGCCGCCCTCGACGGGTCCGAGCCTCTCTGACCTTGCCAAGGCGGAGCATGCGAAAAGAGAGCAGGCGCGTAGATCGTTCTGGTCTTTCCGCCGCTATTTGCATCGCAATAGAAAGACCAAGTGGGGATGGTGGCAGCGAGAAGTCGCTGGCATTCTTCAGTCATTCTGGGAGGAGTTGCAGTCTGGGTCTCGTCCAAAGTGCGTGATCCAAGCTCCTCCGCAACATGGCAAGAGCGTTCAAGTCGTTGAGTTCTTGGCCTGGATTGCCGGTAAAGACCCTGATAAGCGCGTAATTTACGCCAGCTTTTCGGAGCGACTAGGCGTCCGTGCAAATCTTATGCTTCAGCGCATCTATGATAGCGTTGAGTACAAGAATATATTTCCTGAAACGTCCATCAACACGTCCAACACAGTCACCATCTCCAGCCAGTATCTGCGCAACCGCGAGATTTTGGAGTATGTCGGCCATGTGGGATACTTTCGTAACACCACCGTTCGAGGGTCCGTCACTGGCGAAAGCCTGGACATCGGCATCATTGATGACCCTATCAAGGGGCGCGAGGCTGCCGGTAGCCTGACGATCAGGGACGGTACATGGGAATGGCTAACTGACGACTTCTTCACCCGATTTTCGGAAGAAGCTGGGCTGCTATGCATCCTCACGCGGTGGCATGTGGATGACCCAATCGGGAGACTGATTGCCAATGTCCCCGGCGTTAAGGTGCATTCTTACCCAGCCATCGCTGTGCAAGATGATGGAAATCGCAAGTCTGGTGACGCCCTTTTCCCAGAGCACAAGAGCGTTGATTTCCTGAACGAGCGTAAGTCCGCTATGGCGTCTCATTCTTGGGAGGCTCTGTATCAACAGAACCCCACAGTAATCGGCGGCGAAATCATCAAGGGCGCAAACTTCGGACGGTATTCAATTCTTCCCCCCATCAAGTTTAGGAAGATTTTCGCTGATACTGCCCAGAAGACCAAAGAGCGCAACGATTACAGCGTTTTTGAGTGCTGGGGAATGGGCCTTGATGGGCGCATTTATCTGATAGATATGATCCGGGGGAAATGGGAAGCCCCAGAGCTAAAACGCCGCGCTGTCGATTTCTGGCAAAAGCACATTGCAGATAAGTCAAGTCCGTTGCGCCAAATGGCTGTTGAAGACAAGGCCAGCGGAACAGGCTTGATCCAGGAGATCAAGCGAGACGGCAAAATCCCCATTCGCGCCATCCAGCGAGCAGTTGATAAGCTAACCCGCGTGATGGACATCGTCGGATACATTGAGAGCGGATATGTCTTCCTTCCCGAGCAATCTCCGTGGGTGTCTGACTTCATCGCAGAATGCGAAGGCTTCACCGCCGATGGAACGCACGCTCACGACGATCAGATTGACCCCCTCTGCGATGCAATCGACGACATGATCGGCACTAGCCGCTCTGGAATGACCATCTCCCCCGAAGCCCTGAAAGCCATTACCCGCCAATGACCCGCCGCGCCGCCTCACGTCCTGCCGTGTCCGCTCCGGTGCGAACATCCATGCGCATTCGGCAGACGGCGGTTGATGACTGCAAGAGCGGCGCGGCGATGGGCGTGGACGCCTGGAAAGTGGCGCGGCCTATGCCCGGCGTCGTTCCTGACGGCAAGGGTATGGCGATGGATGTCGCCATTGAGGAAAGCTATAGCTGGGCACAATCAAGCGCCCTGTTTAGCGAGGGCTTGGGCTTCCTAGGCTATCCCTATCTGGCCGAACTGACCCAGCGTTCCGAATATCGCCGCCCGTCTGAAATCCTGGCCCGCGAAATGACCCGCAAGTGGGTCAAGCTCAAGGCTACAGGCGACGAAGACAAGACTGACAGAATTCTTGAACTCGACGCCGAAATGAAGCGCCTTGACGTTCAGGGCGTCTTCCGTCGCGCATTGGAGCTTGACGGCTTTTTTGGTCGCGCTCACATGTTTCTGGACATGGGCAGCGCAGAGCCTGAAGAGGTCAAGACGCCGCTAGTACTCAGCCCAGCCAAGATCGGCGTCGGCGCTTTGAAGGGCATCCGCGTTATTGAGCCGATGTGGACCTATCCCAACGCCTATAATTCGACCGATCCTCTCGTTCCCGACTTCTACAAGCCCCAAGACTGGTTTGTCATGGGTAAGATTGTCCACAAGTCGCGCATCCTGACCATCGTAGGTCGTGAAGTCCCCGACCTTCTGAAGCCCGCTTATAGCTTCGGTGGGCTGTCGCTGTCGCAGATGATCAAGCCATACGTCGATAACTGGCTTCGCACCCGCCAGAGCGTCTCAGACGGTATCAGCAATTTCAGCATTATGATGTTGCTGACTGACCTTTCCGGCCTGCTAAACGGCGGAGGGTCGAACGAAATCCTAAGCCGTGCCGCCATTTTCAACTCCATCCGCGATAACAACGGCGTGATGATCGGCGACAAGGAGAAGGAAGACCTGAAGAATGTGTCTATGCCGTTGAGCGGCCTGGACCATCTCCAGGCGCAGAGCCAGGAACATATGGCCGCGCCCGCTGGTATCCCCCTGGTCAAGATGTTTGGCATTACCCCAAGCGGCTTGAATGCGACCTCGGAAGGTGAGCTTGAGTGCTTCAACACCGAAGTCGAAGCCGCACAGGAAGCCATCTGTACCAAGCCTCTGGACTACATTCTCAAGGTCATCCAGCTTTCCCTGTGGGGCGAGATTGACGACAGCATAGGCTTTGCTTGGGAGCCTCTCGGCAATCTCGACGCCGCCCAACTGGCGACGGCCCGCAAGACTGATGTGGACGCCGATTGCGTCCTGATCGATCACGGCGTCCTCACTCCCGAGGAAGTCCGCAAGCGTCTGGCCGGTGAAGAGGACAGCCCTTATTCTGGGCTGGACCTGAGTGCTGAGTTGCCGGACATGACCGAACATGACGACGACGCCGATGCGCACGAAGGACTTAACGAATGACAGCTCTACCGCAGTACCCTACGGCCTCCATTGGTCAGGAAGCGGCTTCTGTCGCCATTACCACTCTTGACGCCAGCGGCAATATCGAGATTGTCAGCCAGATAAATCCCATGCCAATGATCGACGCCTATTCGGCCCCGGTCACTACGAACTGGACATCTGGGACGGCTCTGAATACCGCCATCACGCTTAACACAGCCGGAATGGACACGGTAGCCCTGACGATCATTCCAGCGGCTGGCATCACTGGCGGCGTCATCACATTCAACGTGTATGACGGAGCTAACTGGTTCCCGATCAAGTGCGCCCGGCAATCCAGCTATGCGACCGATAGCGCATTTAGCCTGGCCGGAAGTCCGGGGCAGCAGTCTTGGACCATCCCCGCTGCTGGCTTTCCCGAGGTCCAGGTTATCCTGACCTCGGCCATCACTGGCACGGGCAATGTCACCATTGCGGCCATCACGTCATCGGCTCCTGACACTTCGGTTGTGACCTGTGGCCTTGATCCGTATCAGGGCACGTCCTATTATTTCAACGGTGCCCAGCTTGCCGCCGCTTCGACTGTCAAGGCGTCTTCGGGCACGTTGTTCGGCCTAAGTGTCTACAATCCGAATGCCTCGGTGGAATATCTCCAGGTATTCGACGCCGCCAGCGTGACGGTTGGTACAACTGCGCCGGTTCAGTCCTTCGCCATTTTGGCCTCTGGACAGTTGAACATGTCGTTCAATTCGACGGGGATTGCCTTTACCAATTCCATCAAAATTGCCGCGACCACTACGGCGACAGGCTCAACGGCTCCGGGCACTGGTCTAGTCGTCAACGCGCAATACAAATAACCGAAAGACCCACCATGGCGAAGACCCGGAAGGCCAAGACGGAGAAGGTCTTGGCTCCGGTGCGCCCGAATGCGGGCGTTGAGGCGGCATTTCAGGCCAAGCTTGACGCCATGATCGATGAGATGCAGTCCAGCCTGACGTGGTGGATCACTGCCGGATATCGTGCCAATACGCCAGAAATGGCGCAGGACGCAAGCCCGGCCATGGTGATGCGGATATTGATGAAGCGGCTTGCGCGTCGGTGGCAGAAACGCTTTGACGATGCAGCCCCCGAACTGGCGAAGTATTACGCCACGAAGATGGCTGACCGGGCAGACGGCGCTTTGATGGCGACGTTGAAGAAGGCCGGGTTTGCCATTGAGTTCAAGCTTACGCCCGAAGCTAATGACATTTTGCAGGCCACCATAGGCGAGCAAACTGGACTGATCAGGAATATAGCCTCGCACCATCTAGCTGGAATCCAAGGCGCTGTAATGCGCTCTGTGGCAGCCGGTGGCGACCTACACAGCCTGTCCAAGGAACTGCACGGGCGATATGACATCACCCGGCGACGGGCTGCCCTTATTGCCCGCGACCAGAACCGAAAGGCGACGGCCAACATTCAACGTGCGCGGTTTCAAGAGCTTGGCGTCAAAGAGGCAATCTGGATACACAGCCACGGAGGACGCAAGCCGCGCCCTTCGCATCTCGCCAATGATGGTAAGCGGTTTGACGTTGCGAAGGGCTGGTATGACCCGGATGCAAAGTGCTATTGCCTCCCTGGATCACTTGTGAACTGCAAGTGCGTCATGAGGCCGGTTATTCCTGGGTTTTAATCGATCAAGAAATAGAGCGGGTCGGCCTCTGACGCTTCGTGCTCCCATCCGATTCCGCAAACTGGTTCGCCAAGCTTAATGTGGCGCGGATATGCTTCATCCGGCTCGGTTATGAACTCACCCTGAATGGCGACGGGCATATCCCCCGGCACGCCCTCAAGCGCCCTGCGCAGTTCGTCAACGGTCATTTGTCTACTCCATCGTAAATCTTGAAGCCGCAAAGGAACGGGGGCACGATGTTCCCCGCCTCATCGCGGTTCTGTTTGTGGCATGATGCGACGATATTCCCGGCGTCATCCGAATACGAAACGAGCGGCGGTTCTGCGATGCCGCATATGTCGCGATGCAGCTCATGCGGATAACCTGCGATGAACTGATTGAACTCATCTTCGGATACGGTGTTACCGTCAACGGTCATTTCTCAGTCCTCATAGCTAAGCACACTGCCATCCGTCCCGATTGGAACGCCTTCCCCGCATGGAATTCCTGCGAACGTGAGCGTTGCTGTAATCTTCGGAGGCCGTCGTTCTTCCTGGGCCTGCTTGTATCCGGGCGATCCGTAAAATGGTTTCGCGGAATCCCAATAGATTGGCCCTTCGTACCTTAAAAGATCAAGAAGGGCATCTTCCATCTCGTCTTGCAGCCATTTGATGTATTCTTCGTCGGTCCCTTGCATTACTACGGCTGGTTTGGGCGTCATTTCTTCGCCCCTTCAGTCCCGCGACGAGTAACGCCCAAATCCGCTCCGTATGCGTCCAAAACTTCGCCGGACGACGTTGACAGTTGCTCCTGATAAGCCCTCAAAAGCAGCTTAAATCCGAGGCTCATATCTTCAAAGACGGCAAGTAGGCGCTTGCGGTAGTCGTCATCGGATTCAACATCGGATTCGTCATCGACGGCGGTGAGATGGTCCCCGCTAAGCAATTCTGCATCCCCATCGGCAAATTTAACAACGAATAGATTGTTATCTCCAATCCGCACGATTGTGCCAACGCCTCTATTGGCAGCCCACCGCGCAGGCATGGCCTTGAACTCAACCCGACTTCCGATGGGGAACTTGGGCGGCTTTGGGGTGGGTTCGTCATAAGTAAGATTATGCGGATGGGCGAACACTTCAGGCCCCTTCTTGCCGATTTGAATTTTAAACAGACCGTTCATATGCTGGCCGGTTACAGTAACTTCGTCCCCATTATTCCCCCACTTTGAGATTGGGTTAACATCGTCAATATTTTGAAGCTTGGCGATGCTCCCCGTATAAAAGAAACCGGGGATTTTAACCATCGGCTTCCCGTCCACGCGGATAAATAATTCACGTTCGTCGTCATTCATAGCAATCCCCTGAAGTGGCCTCAGATGAATGGTCATCGGTTTGACGGTTGTAATGGACTACGATGCATCCAGGCGTTGCTTCCTGAAGCTCTCGCTCGGCCTCGGCCCTGCGCTCGTCAAAAATGGCGATTAGGTCAAACCCTGTCTTTGCCAGTTCTTCGTCACTGATCTCCCATTCGCATTGATTGATACCGTTTAGCCAGTCCCCATCAACGGTGCTGATGGACTTAATCCTGATCATAGCAATCCCCCGAATTTGAAACCCCAGGATCATATCATGCCGCTCGAAAATGGCAAGTCTCAGGCTGTCGTGTCGCGGAATATTGCGCGGGAACGCGATGCCGGGAAGCCAGAGAGGCAGGCCATCGCCATCGCTGAAAGCAAGGCGAGGGAAGCCAAGGACTGCGGTGCTATGGATGATCGATCCGCCGCGATGTCCGAAGTGTGCCGCTTAATTGCCATCCTTGCAAAGAAGAAGATGCGATGACCGATCACATTGACGTTCGATTTGCTCCGAAGTGGTGGGGCTGGCCCGTCATCCGCGCCGCCATGTTCATTGGCATTCTAACCCGCATTGATACCAAGCCATGGTTCGGTGTCTTCATGGGGTGGCTAGTCTCCAAGGGCTTTCGATACGAGGTTGCCACCAATGACAAAGCCTGACCATCTCGCCCTAGACCGCGCCACCGTCCGCACGAAGGATGAGGATGGCCGTCTGAAAGTGGCTGTGACGAATATCAGCAAGGCCAATATCTGCCCCTACATGGGCAAGGAAATCCCGGACTATCAAAAGCTCGGGCTTGAGCCGGATAAAATATACCAGCTATTCCGCGACCCGGAAGAACTGAAGAAGGCGGCTCCGTCGTTTAACGGCATACCTCTTTTGAGCGAGCACGTCCCGGTATCTGCCGACGATCACAAGCCCGAGCTAGTGGTTGGCGCAACCGGAACTGACGCTGAGTTCAAAGCGCCGTATCTCCGCAACAGCCTAGTCGTATGGGCATCCGATGCAATCGACGGCATCGAAAGCGGGGAACAGAAGGAACTGTCATCGGCATATCGGTATGAAGCCGACATGACGCCGGGCACCTATCAAGGTGCCGAGTATGACGGCGTTATGCGCAATATTCGCGGCAATCATGTGGCCTTAGTGCCAGTGGGCCGCGCAGGAGCCGACGTTGTTGTCGGAGATTCACAACTGGAGACCATCTACATGCCCAAGCCTCTTTCCGCAAAGGCTCTACTGGCGAAAGGAGCCTTGCAGGCTGTCATTCGTCCGAAGTTGGCCCAAGACGCCAAGATCGACTTCACCCATCTGGTGCGCGGGATTACCGCCGCCAATTGGGCTTCCCGCAAGCCTGGTATCTTGAACGCCATCAAGCCGAAGCTGGCTTCTGACGCCAGCCTTGAGGACATCACCAAGCTGCTGGACAGCCTGGACGGCGAAAATCCCGAGGAGCCGAAAGCCGGTGCCGAGGATGACGACGACATGAGCGACATCCCCGCCGTCGATGGTGACGAGGAAGACGCCGCCAAGCCGATCAAAAAGCCCGAAGCCGAAGACGACGGCGAGCACAGCGAGGCCGACGAAGAGGCCATTTGGCGCAAGCTGCACGAAATGATCGGCAAGATGCTGAAGGACGAACCCGCCGCCAAGCCTCCCGCGCAGGACGCCGAGGAAGACGACGAAGACGAAAAGAAGGAGAAGCCCGGCGTGACCAAAGCCTCTATGGACGCCGCTCTCGCCAGCGTTGCCCGCAAGACCGCCCGCGACACCGAGGCCAATGTGATGGCCCGGATGCGAGCCATTCACGAAGCTGAGAAGGCCGTTGCGCCGCATGTCGGTGAGCTGG